TCGCCACTTGCATAGCTATCCCCCAGGTTCAGCCAGAGCGTGCCGTCATCCCTGAGCACGCGCCGCACCGCGCGAAAGACCTCCACGAGCTCGGCGACATACGCATCGGGGCTCGTCTCCAGCCCGATCTGCGCGCGACACCCGTAATCTCTCAGGCCGTAATAGGGCGGGCTCGTCACGCAGCAATGGATCGACCGGGCCGGGAGTTCGGCCAGCCGCAAGCGACAATCGCCCTGGATCAGATTCACGCTCAAGCTACACCGTCCCCCTCAAGTCATAGAGCTGCTGTTGCAGCGCCCGGATCTGCCGGGCCTGGTCCACGATGATCCGGATCAGCCGCTCGGTGCGGCGCTCACAGGCCAGCAGCCGCCGCCAGTAGGCACCCATGTGCGTCCCTCCAGAGGTCCACCAGTGCAACCGCATCAGCCGCCAGCGCCGGCGGCACGTCGTAGTCGTTGTGCGGCCCGTGGTAGAGCCAGCCGGCCCGGCCCGGCCGGTCGAGCCAGGACCAGAGCACACCGGCCTCGTCGATCGCGAGGTCGCCCAGCCAGTGCCAGACCGGGACGTGCGCGACGGTCACCGCTCGCGCCACGACTCATCCCAGGGCCAGCTCTGCGGGAGCCGGTCGAGCAGCTTCTGGACGGCCTCGGCCGGGCTCACAGCGATGGCATGAATCGCCCCGCGCCCGAGCGGGCCGATCGATGCAATCCACTCGGCGCTGACCTGGCTCGTGAGCCAGGGGAGCGTCTGCACCCGGATCACATTCGCGTTTTCGATCTCGTCACCCACGATGAGGTTCCGTAGAATGCCGACACGCGAGGGATCACGGGGCGCCGGCAGTGTGCAGTTCAACACGGGTCTGCCGGCGTGCCCGCCCGACCCGATCGCAACGATGAAAGGACTTCGAGAGATGGCAGTCAGAGGAACCGGCTGGACGATCAACGCAGCGCGTCAAGGGAGCGATTGCCAGTTCACGCTGAGCAACGTTGACGGGATTGCGCACGGGCCGTTTGTGGTGGGTCAGGCGGAAGCGCTCAGCCTGGCCGGCATGATTCAGGGTCTCTATGGCGGCACGAGTAGTGCCAGCGTCACGGCCACAGCAGCGCCCCCCAGGCCCCGCAAGGCGGCATCGCGCGGCCGCCGCGGTTAGACTACGATTCAGTCCCCCAGCTCCCATACCCCGGTGTCGCCGGGAGGATGAGCGGCGCCGCGGGTATCGGGAACTGCGGATCGACGGCCACAGTCACCGAGACGTTCGGCTGCACATCGTTGACGGGTGCGGTCTGCGGACTGGGGCCGTTCTCGCCGATCCCCATGTCGGGCGTCGCATCGCCCTCGGCATTCTCGCCCTGGCCGTCGGGCCTCTCATCCACGTCATCAACCTGCTCGTCGGCCGGCATCTCGACCTCGGCCATCGGGTCAGCCGCCAGTGCCGCCGCGATCTGCTTGCGGCGCTGGATCGCCCGGTACTGCTCGATCGCCTCCGGCTCGGTGAGTCCCTGGCGGCGCATGAGTAGCTCGATCGGGTCGGTCAGGTCGTTGACCAGCTCGAAGGTGTCGGCGTTGTCGCGATCCGGGCCGGGGAGGTCGATCGAGACCTCCGGCCAGGCCAGCCGGAGCGAGGGATCGGCCGCGACCGCAGAGAGCAGCTCCGGGCTGACCCCGGCGCTCGCTCCCGCACTGGCGGCGATCCGGCAGACCAGCGATAAGAGCCGGGTCTCGTGCAGCTCGTAGAGCGGCTGGCGGCCCTTTGCGTAGGTGATCAGGTCGGCATCGCTGGCGGCAATCGCCACGCCGCTGGCCATCTTCGCGCCGCCGCCGCCGCCGCCGTCGGAGCTGGCCTCGATCGAGATCGGGATGTCTAACTCTTTCAGGGCCTCATTCGCCTCGCCGCGGATGTACTCGCGAAGGGCGGCGATGTCGATCGAGGATTCGAGGTACTTCGCCTCGGGGACGATCGGGGCTGACTCGCTCGAATCGCTCCGCACCGCCAGCGTCACGAACCCGCCGTCGATGAACCGGGGCCGCCATTCCGGGCCGACGCCCGAGACGAACCCCAGGGGCCGGGCGTAGTGATGGACCCAGAGAGCGAGGTTCGACTTGTCGATGTTCAGCGCCCGGTTGATCTTCGCCAGGAGATGCCCCAGTCCCTTGGTGTGCAGCTCCGTCGTCGGCAGCGCGTGCGTCACGAACGCGAACGGCAGTGTGCCGTAGGGGTGCGGGCCGCTCGACCCGGGATCAAACCGGGCGACCGTCCAGCCGCCGGGCGTGTACCCCCAGGTCTTGCCCTTGAAGAAGGTGTAGTAGTGCGTCCTGGTCCACAAGCGATAGCGAATCGTGTTGCGATCGGCGCTCGTCTTGGTGATCGTGCAAACGGCGGTCGGCACCCTCGGGTCATCGGGGCTGGCCCAGTACACGAAGTCCTGGCGGGGGAACAGGTGGTAATTGATCGGCCGGCCGGGGTTTCCCGTGGGGTACACCCCGATCATGACCAGGCCGTGCAGCGTCGCCAGCCGGTCGGCCTGTTGCATCAGGCCGTTGAGCTGGATATCCTGCGCCACCCGGTTGTACCAGGCGTCGACCGCCTCGTCGCTGGTGATCCGCCGGTGCCGGGGGCCGGGCTTGTAGAGGTGGCTGCACAGCTTGTTGACCGCCTGGCGGGTGATGAATGAGACCCGCTTGGGCCGGGTCAGCCAGGAGAGCGCATCCTCGCTCGGCTTGAACGCGATGTACTTCTCGGAATCGCCGTCGTACCAGTCCTGGAGCTCGCGGGCGTGGACCAGGGCGTGCTCGTGGCCCGGCAAGGCCTGCTTCACTTCCTTGAGGATCGCCCGCAAGTCGGGTGTCTCGTCGCCCGGATAGGGCTCGACGATGGTGGGTAGGCCATTGCTCATTGAGTCAATCCCTCGTGCATCCGCTCCAGCGCTGCCACGCTCCGCTCAACGGCGTGATCCCAGATCCGGCCGAGGAGGTCGGTAATCGGCTGGTTGATGCCCGCACGATCGACGGCTGCCTGGTAGAGATCGAAGGGCGAGAGGATGATGTGAAACAGCTCGTGCCGGAGCGTCTTCAGCACGTCGTCAGGGGTGAGAAACGCACTGGGGTTAAGCGTGATGTGGGCTGACTGGTAATCGACCAGCCGCGTGCATTCCCCGCGCTTCCAATAGCCCTCGTCATCGACGTCGACATTCTCGTAGGAGAGCGTCACCTCCCAGTGGTGCAGGCCCAGGGCCGCACTCAGCCGGGGAAGATGCTCGGCCACGATCGGCTCGACGTCGGAGCGTTTCATGTCACAGACCGCCTTGCTTGGGGTTGCGGGTGCCGCTGCCGTCGCCGGGAGCCGGCCGGGTCGGGTGCTTGGTGCTGTTGACCTGCGAGGACTCGCCGCAGGGGGTCGTGCCGTTGATGTTCGGGGATTCGTAGCTCATAGCTTGCCCTTTCGTTTCTTGTTGCGTTCGGTGTTGCGGCTGTCCCGGGCTTTTCGTTCGGCGATCGCCTCGGCCTGCTTGCGCGGGTAGCCGCTGCGGATCAGCTCGGCGATGTTGGCCGAGATGACCTCTTGTGAATGGCCGGATTTCAGCGGCATGGTCTCATTCCGCAATGGCTGCCTTCACATCATCGAGGTGAAGGCATTCCTTGAGATTGGGGCAGGGATCGTTAGGGCTGATCGGGGCGAGCTTGCCATTGCAGTAATCGTTGCCGGAGATCGCATCGTAGAGGATGCCAATCGTGGCAGCATAATCGCTGACCAGAACGACTTTATCTCCGTTTCGGGCCTCTCGGCCATTCTTGTAATGCATCGAATTTCTCTATGGGTCCAGACAGAACGTCATCATCAGCGCATCGAGCAGGTCGGGCGAGCGCTTCAGCCGCCGCTTGAGCGCGTCCTTGTCTTCGAGGCGCTCTTTCAGCTCGCCCTCCTCCACTTCCATCGTCGGGGCATGCAGCGCAGCCAGCTCCTGCCGCAGTGCCGGCCAGTGCTCCAGGCCGCCCGCGTAGAGCGGCACAAACCCCTTGCGGTGCGGGTCGAGCCGCCGCTTCAGGGCAAAGGCATTGGCCGTGCGGCGGTTGACATAGAGCTTGCCGCCCTTGCCCGCGCCGAAGTGGCCCACGGCCCCGGCGAAGCCATCCGGCCAGGGGCCGAGGTCCTGGCGATCGAAACAGTCGGGGTGTGCGAGCCGCCACTCCTCATGCTCGCGGAGCGCCCAGCGGTCGAGATACGAATCGAGCGACCGCCCCGGCCCCGCCTTGTCGAAGATCACTCGATCCGGCGGCACCCCCCATTGCTTCGCCATCGCGAGCACCACCGGCTCCAGCCGGTGCCGCGCGTCGTCGAGCACCCCGTGCCACTCCGACGCGAAGATCGCGAGAATCTGGCGGCGATTGCGCACCAGGCAGACAGAGCGATCAGCGCCGACCCCGCCGCCAACATCCACCCCCATACAAGCAGGACCAGGGTCAGCAGCAAGCCACCCCAGCTCATTGGGCACGCTCTCTTTCGCACAGGCATCGAGCCAGGCCGTGGGCAGAAACCGCACCGATTCCTCGGTCGGGAATAGCCCGAGAATGTTGGAGCGCCACCAGGGCGAGGACTCGCCGTGGATCTCCCGCATCTGCTCCAGGTAGGACTGCGACACGGCCCCGATCGGCGACCGCTCCAGCATGGCGTGGGGATGCTCCAGCGAGCTGATCGGCACCGTCACGACATGCTTCGAGCCCTCGACGGCCAGGTCGTGCAGCTCGCGGAAGTGGCAATCGTAGCGGATCGGGTTGCCGGATATCACGAGGCGGGTCGCGGCCAGGCCGTGGATTGCTTCCCAGATCGGCGGGAGCACGCCCGAAGCTTCATCGACGATCACGAGCAGGTCGGGTGCATGCTGACCGCTGAAGCCTTCCGGAGCCTTCGCGGCAAAGCCCAAGGCACACCATTTGTCCTCGGCCCTGACCGCTAAGCGCTGGGGCGAGGAATAGCCTTCCGTGAGGTGATCGTGCCCCAGGGGCACGCGCGACGACCGGAGCGCGCGGCGGATCTCGGCCCAGAGGACGGAGACCACCTGGCGGTGATCGGGGCCGGTCGTGATCACCAGGGCGTTGGGCCGGGTGTAGAGCCACCAGAGGACCAGGCCGGCCAGGAGATAGCTCTTGCCCACGGCGCGGCCCGCAGGGACGACGGTGATGGGGCTGCGAGCGACGGTGTTGCAGACCTCGATCTGCTTGGACCAGAGTTCACGGCCCAGGATCAGGCGTTGGAACAGTGCCGGCCGGTCCCGGAGTCGCTCCAGGACTGCTCTCTGCGTCGAGTGCGGCGGCGATGTCGGACCAGGCATCACGGGCCTCGGCGGCGGTCTGTGCGGGCTCGGCGAGCCGGCGCTGGAGTTGGAGCTGGAGGAGCGAGAGGTCCGAGCGATCGGCCGCGGCGACGATCCGCGCGATGGCGACCAGCGTTCGGGTCGGTGTCAGCGGGTCGCCGGCCAGCAAGCCCAGGCGGTAGATCAACTCCTCGTGCAGTCGGTCGGGGATTCGCCAGGCGGGGTCCTCGGCCGCGCGACGGAGGAGCTGGACGTCGCTCCGCGACCAGGTCCAGTGATCACCCGCCGTCGTGTTTGGTCCCGGGGTTGCGCTTGGGTCGCTCATGCCCTGCTCGCTCGATCCGTTCGAGCTGCCGGTTCTGACGGTGGGTCAGATCCAGCATCGTCTCGCGGTGCTCACGAGCTGCTCGCGTCTCGGTCAACCATGCACGCCAGGCCGCCCCCAGCGCAGCAAGCACCAGCCCTGTCACCGTGACGATGACGGGCTCAGTCGCGTCGGCGAAGATCATCGCATCACTCCCGCGGCGATCTGGCCGACCGCATAGAGCGTGATTCCGACCCAGCGGAGCCACGAGTAATTACCGCGCGCTCCTCGAAGTGGTGGTATGGCCGCGCGCATGCTCTGTGACTCCTGACGTGGGCTGTGTAGGGTGGTCCCTCTATCCTATTGTGCGCGCGGTGTTCGATCGGAACATGCTCGATGCACCGTCGAGACCGAGCAGACCAGAGCCATCGCAATCATGCGCATCGACCATCCCTCCTCGTACAGCTTGCGCGCTGCCAGGTTGCGCACCAGCGCCCACTTCGGATAATCGCCGAGGCCGAGTTGCTCAAGCAGCTCGCGAGTGACCCGGGGTGTTCGATCGGTGGTGCGCACGACTGCCCTGGCCCATTCGAAGGATGAGGGGTCGAGGGTCGAGCCGCGCGGGACCTGGCCCGCGCGATCGCTACAACCCTCATTCCTTACTATCGAGGGAATCCGGGCAGGTGACACACAATCCGGCAGCGGCGGGGGTGGGGTTGTATGGGTTGTGCAGGCAGCTTGACGGGGGCCATAACATCATTCGGGACGTCCCTTCCGTGTGCCATGATGCTCTTCGAGGGGTGCCGAAATGCATAAACCAATGCTTGCTTACTACCGCGTTTCGACCGACAAGCAGGGCGAGAGCGGCCTCGGGCTCGAAGCCCAACAGATCGCGGTCGAGTCATATAAAAGGATCAATAATCTAGCAATGACAAGGCAGTATACCGAGATCGAGAGCGGCAAGCGGAACGATCGCCCCGAGCTGGCCCGCGCGCTGGCCCATGCGCGGCGCACCGGGGCGGTGCTCGTCGTGGCGAAGCTGGATCGGCTGGCCCGCAACGCCCGCTTCCTCCTCGGGATTGTGGAGAGCGGAGCCGACGTCGTGTTCTGCGACCTCCCGCAGATCCCACCCGGCGCAGTGGGCAAGTTCATCCTCACGCAAATGGCGGCGGTCGCCGAGCTGGAGGCCGGATTGATCAGTCAGCGCACGAAAGACGCGCTCGCACGGGTCAAGGCCCGGGGCGGTAAACTCGGCGCGGCCAATCCCCTTTGCCGCAAGCTGACCGCCGAGCTAAGCGCACGCGGCCGGGCCTCGGCGGCTCGGCTGCGCCGCCGCCAGGCCGTCGATGCGTATGCCGACCTCAGCGCCCAGCTCCAGGAGTTGCGGGCCGCGGGCCTGTCGCTGGCCCGGATCGCCGAGGCGCTCAATGCCGAGGGCCATACGACCCGGCGCGGCAAGTGTTGGAGCGCCGAGCAGGTGCGGCGTGCGCTCCTGTATGCCGCGAAAAAAAATTAGCGTACGCTATTGACTCAGCTTTAGCGACCGCTATACTACCCTTAACGCGGGCAACTGAGACCCGCGGGGATGAGACGAGAGGAGTGAGACGATGACATTCAAGGAATTCAGCGCGTCACCACACCAGGACTGGCACGTTGACCCGCGTATTCAGGTCGGTGCGTTCCCCGACTTCTACTTCTCCGAGGATGACCCGCTCGCAATCCTCGGAGCTGAGTCCGCGCTATTCGGCCAATACGACAGCGCGGGTGCAGTCGACTGGC